TCTTCTACTTTACCATTTTGACCCAAAAGTTCACTTAAATTTTTGAATTTTTCTTCCATTCTTCTACTTCAAATATTTTTAAAAACTCATCTATGCTCATGTCTTTGACATGCGATGCTATTAAAACAGCATCTTCTAAATTGATAGCCTCAAATTTACCGTATGGTTCTTTGTTTGGGTCGTTTTTATGGTAGTATATGTATAAGCTCATTTTGATATTCCTCTAAGTGATTTATCGTGATTCTAAATATGTCAATTTCAAATTTTCCTATTTCCCCACTTTCTTTTATAATCTCAGGCAATTGGTGGAGTAGTTGAAAATTTTGTTGACTTAATTGAGTAGCATCAAATTCAACAACTATATCATTTTCTCCAATTGGATCATTATGTCCAATACAAAGTACACGTTTATTTAAATCAAATGAAGTATTCTTTTGTTCTTTATCTATATAATGACTAGTTAAAACCTGCATTTCATCTTCAATATAAATTCGATCACACCACGGTTCTAAAACAGATAGCAATTCGAGATTACATTTTTTAACTACATATGCAATATTGTACTTTGGCAAAATAATAGGATATTGATATTCGTTATTTTTAATCCAACTACCCCATTTACGTAAATAATTTCTTGAAGCACGTTGAGATACAATTTTATAATAGTCATCATCTTTTCCCACTTGTTCATTCCATCTATGACCTCTACAAGTTAAATGATAAACAAAAGCATCTCTTGACTGTATTAATTCGTACCCAGCCATTATCCAACGTTGGAATATATCTGAATCTTCATATGGAAATGGGGCAAATATTGGGTCATGTCCTCCAATTGCTTGAAAATCTGATTTATAAAGAATCCAAGGTGCAAACATTCCCTGTGTTGTTTGGTCTTTAAATTCATCTTGGGCTTCTAAGGCAAATTGTTCAAATGCATCTATATTTAGAGTATCAAAATCTAATCCAAAATCTTTAATAATCTTTTCCTTACCTTCAGGATGTAAAGGGGGTTCAATTCTAGTTGCACATACTACTTTTCCGGGTTCTAGATGTTTAAGTAGGTTTTTAACATAGTTAGGGCCTATAATCATGTCGGCATGTAAAATTCCTACTATGTCATTTGTAGCATATTCTATTCCTTTATCATATAAAATAGTATGCCCTACTCTTTCATCTACCCTTAATATAACTAAATTTTCATCTTCAGAATATCTTTCTTCCATCCAATCATATGTTCCATCTGTTGAACCATCATCTAATAAGATAACTTCAGCTTCAGGAGCATGTTTTTGAATGCTAGCGTATACATTTTTTAAATGTTGCAAGTTATTGTAACTTGGTATAATAAATGAAATCATTATTTTCTATATTTAACATTTGATTTAGCATATATTTCATCAATAAGACTAATTACATTTATAGTTTCCTTTAAATTAAACTCATTTAAGTTGGAATAAACAAATGGATGATTAGGACATGATCCTTGATATGATCCATAACTATTAGGTTCTATACTAATATGGTATTGTTTTCTTAAATCCTCAAATTTGGTTTGAGAACCATGTGATAAAAAATCTGCAGATTCAATTATATTTAATGCTTTTCCACCTAATTTAATATACCCATTAGCTCCTAAAATACTTAAAGAACATTCTAAATTTTTAGGTTCAGCTGCTATAGTTACTTCACATGTTCCTCCGTATGATTCAAAATCAAATAAAGCATAAATGGTATCTTCAATCCCAGCTTTATGTTTAACTTCATAAGTTTTAGAACTTACTACTTCAGGTTTACCAAAAACATACTGCAATACATCTAAATAATGGATTCCACATTCATATAATGTCCCCCCTCCTACTTCAGGTATAGCTCTCCATCCTGTAAAATATTCTAAAGGTCGTTGCCATCGTTGGATAAAATTAACTCCTCTAATATTGCCTAAAAGATTATCTGCTAAAACTTTTTTTAATAATTGAACTGTTGGGTTTAATCTTACTTGTAATACGCAATATGCATTTTGATTATTTTCCTCAGCTACTTTTATAATATCTTCAATTTCTTCTTTAGTAAAAGAAACAGGTTTTTCTATCAAAATATCACATTTATTTTGTAAAGCAAAAATAGCTTGTTCATAATGTAATGAATTAGGGGTAGCTATGGTAACAAAATCAATTTCTTTTGATTTTATCATTTCTTTATAATCGGTATATGATTTTACTTTTAGTCGTTTAGATATATTTTTAACTAATGTCTCTTGTATATCACATACTGCTATTAATTTAAAATTGGGATTAGATTCTATAGATTCTAAATGTCTAGGGAAAATAGCTCCACACCCTATGATTCCTGTGTTGTATGATTTCATAATTTATCTGTTTTTATTATTGCTGGGTTTCCAAATGCTTTCTTATTAGGTGGGATATTTTTGGTTACTACACTTCCTGCTCCTATTAGACTATTTTCTCCTATAATAATACCACATATTATAGTACAATTAGCACCAACACTACATCCTTTTTTAAATATAGTAGGTCTAAATCTATTAGAATTTTTCCAATCTCCTTCTACTTGGGGTAAAAAATCATTAGTTGTAACAGTGTTAGGTCCTAAAAATACATTATCTTCTAATGTAACTCCTTCATATATTAAACTATGATTTTGAATTTTACAATTATTACCTATTATTACATTAGGCCCGACATGCACCCCTTCACCTATAGTACAGTTATTTCCTATTATAGCTCCTTTACTAATATGAGAATAAGCCCATACTTTAGTATTACTACCTATTTTTACATTTTCATCTATAATTGTTGTTGGATGTATCATAATTTTTAATATTTTAATAAAAAATTATTTTCTACACGATCTATCAATCTATACCCTAATGAGTCAATTAAATATTGGGTTGGAGATTTTTTTAAGTCAGTATCATAAAAGAAATCTTCTAACCATATAACAGGTTTGTTATTTTGAATTGTATTTAAACCACCATTAATAACTGCCATTTCATGATTTTCAACATCCATTTTTATAAAACTAATGTTATCAAGTTTAAAACTATCTAATGTTGTAAGATACACGGGGATAGTTGGGTACTTATCTACTAGGTCTGGGAATACTCCTCCACCTCCATAATTATTTGTATCGTAAATAAACTCAGTTAATCCTGGGGTGTCACTTAAACCTATGCATATGCTTTTTATATTTTTAAATTGGGATGTATTTTGATATAATAATACATAATTTAATGGATTTCCTTCAAAAGATATTATATCATTTTCAAATCGTTGCCTAAACATCATAGAATGATTTCCTATGTTAGCACCAATATCTAAAAATGTTCCTGTTGAAGGGATTTCACTTTCAAATTTCATAAAAATTTGATCTTCATAAAATCTTCCTGAGCGAATCATATCACTAATATGATCTGGGGATGGGTGGAGATGTAATTGCATAAATGTTTAATATTTTAGGGGGGCACCCCAATTTGATTGTAAAGTAATACCTAAATACACTTTAGATAAAGATTCTTCAGTGTGTCCTAATTGTTTTGATAATTGATATTGCCATGGATAATGAAATGTTTTAAACATAGGTGAACAAGGATAAAATTTGAACCCTTTATGTAAAATCCATTCCCCATACCAAGTATTTTCAGAACTTTGATAATTTAAAAGATCTAAAAATGTTAAATTATTTGGTTTACAGTATTCTTCATATAAACTTTCCCATACTGAAGAAACATATAATAAGGCTGAGCAAGAATAATCATATAATCTTCCTTTTCTTCCAAATAATTCAGGGATTTTATTTCTTTCCCCAATCCACCATTCAGTTAAAAGATCTGATCCTTTTATATTTATAGAATATTCTCTTAAATCTTTATTTTCATGCATGGTTATGTAAGGGGTTCCATCTTCATTTATAAATTCTGTTGAATCAAAATCCCTAATAAAATACATATCTGAATCTATTAAGAAATAGTTTTTAGCTATTTTAGTCTTATAAAATTCTATTTTAAATAGTTGTTGAGTGAAATGATTTTGCACCGAAACTAAATCAGTAATATCTTCATCAAAAACAATATCATATCCTTCTTCTCCTATTTCCCTCTTCCATAAGTCTAAATCAGATTTAGGAATCTGAAAATAAAAAGGAATATTATCTTTATTATGTTTTTTTATACTTTCAAAAAGAATTTTAGCTCTTTCAACATCATTTTTATATGATTTACAATATAAAATCAAATCATGTTTATAACTCATATTTTTATTTTTTAATTGAAATTTTTTATCATTCCATATTCATCAAATATAGGCATTTTTTTCCACTTTTCCAACCATTTTTTTGCATTTTCGGTTTCAGCTTTTTTCTGCCTTTCACTACTTTGTCCATCATTTTCTTCTAACCTATGACTTCCTCTAGCTCCAAAATGCCAAACTAAAGATGATGTTGGAAGGATAAATTTAATACCATGTTGAAGCATTCTTAAAAATAAATCCATATCTTCCCAACTAGCAGGGGAAAATACAGGATCATTTCCTCCTATTTCATCCCAAACAGATTTTTTAATTAGCCCAGATACACCTTCTCCTTTTGGTATTTCAATTCCTTCATTTATTCTAATAAAATCTTCTGCCCAAGCATCAAAGTACTCAGAATCAAAATCATTAAAATACGCTCCAAACATATCTTTAGGAACAATTGCTGTGCCTGGTCTGGATGAAGGGTTATTAAACATGTTTGGTTCTACACGGTATGAATTAACCCATAATTTTTCGTTTGGATATTTTTCATGAATATCTAATAATGCTTTGTCCCAATTTTTAGTTACATAAAAATCTGAGTGTAAAAAGCAAATATATTCTGTTTCCACATGATCAGCACATACATTCATCCCCCCACCAATACCACGTACAACTAGATTTTTTGGTTCAACTAATAAGGTAAGATTGTACTTGTCTCTATTTTCGAATAACCATTCATTTGTACCATCAGTACAATTTTCAGCATGGATTATAAATGGAGCATCTTTAAAGTAACTATTTTTTCTAACAGAATCAATTGCTATTTTAAGATATGGTAAATTATTAAATGTTGATATACAAAACGTAATCATATTTCTATTTTTGTTGAATTGTTAAACCCCATATAACATTGGGTGTATACGGATTATAATGACTGTAATATTGAGGGGAGTTAATTTCAGGGCCTACTTCATTCCAATTTGTAAAATCTTCTGAGAAATAGAATGTTTCATTAGAGAAATAAAATCCTTCTTCACCCATAATATTTTTAATAAGGTTTTGTCTTGTTTTATCGTAATATCTTAAATATGGAAATCCGTTATGTGTCTCAGTATTAAAAAACGGTCCTGCAGGGAGAGTAATAATAAGTTTAGAATCTTTATCTTTAAGTAATTTAGATGCTTTTTTAATGCCTACTATATCGTGATTCCATCTAATAATATCTTCTTCATATTCTCCATCAAACATTCTATCCCCAGCAAACCAAAAACCAAAATGTTCAAATACACTAATACTGATTATATAGTCAAATTTATTTGATTCATCAAATTCAATAAAATCTGATTGGATGTGTTCCCAATTTGTATTTTGTCTTAACCAGCTATCTGGTTCTGTAGGGAGTATATCAGTGGTTGTAACATTATTGTAACCTTTAGCTAAAAGGCTTTCACTTATTCCTTCTGTTCCTCCCTTACATTCTCCTATAATTAGGATTTTTTTATTTACATCATCTATTTGATTTAAAAAATAAGGGATTTCTACTATTTTAGTACCTTTTAAATGTATCATATTTCTATTATTGGATGTTGATTAAATTGTAAATGACATATTCCTTCCATCATTATATTTTTATGACTAGGATCATGGATTTGGTATTCTTTTATTGTATTTAATAATATATGAAACTTTTTTCGAGAAATCAAATTAAAAGTAGAAAGTTTATTATTTTCAATTGTTTCTTTTAAAAGTACTTCACAAGTTTTAAATCCCACATCCCAAGCTTTTTTATTTAAATCTGTATTGGTTTGATAAATTTTATAAATGCTATTAATATGGTTTTTATCATTTAATTCATTTATTTTAAAAACATTTATAAAATAATAATTTGTTTGTGGATAAAAATATTCATGCGTATCATATACCTTTTCTACAGAAACTTCAAATGGTGGAGGGAATGCCCCTAAACCTACACTTGTTAAATAATAAAATTCAGCGTTATCAACTTCTTTTTCTAAAATTGATTCTTGAAAAATCATATCATTAGCTGATTTGCAGAGCCACTCTTCATTATTTTCCTTACACCAATCAAATAACATGTTATCTAAATCGGCTGTCCCAAAGTTATGGCCTCGGTTTACTTCAGAGTCTATTATAACACAATTTGGAAAATATTTTTTCCATAATTGGGTATTTTCATTTTGTAAAGGAAAACCATAATTTGTAGCTACAACTATTTGTTTATATTCTTTTAAAACTGGAAGGTTATATAAAATATAGGATTCTAATACATCAATATCATCTTGGGAACCAATATAACCAATAGTTCCATAGACTGATTTGTTAATAAGTTGCTTTAAATTCATCCCAAGTGGTTAGGTTTAAATATTGTTTTCTATTTGAATCAAATTTTTGATAGTCCATATCAATTAATGGGGTTGAATAAAATGGATTTGGATTGTTTTTAATAACCCCTACTCCAAAGTCAGTATCAATTACACAACATTTGTAAAGTAAATTATTTTGTTTAAATTCAACAAATGATTTCCACACATCACCATTCCATGCTATTGTTTTTCTATCTGGGATTTGAGCATCGTAACTAACAGGATTGCAATCATGCATTACAATGAATCCATTTGGTTGTAAATGTTTTAATGAATTTTCAATATCTTTTTTTACTTGAGAATATTCATGCAGTCCATCAATAAAAATAATATCATATTTTATATCTTCATGATCTTTAATTAAATCAAAAAATGCGTCCGAAGTCATGGGATAATTTACCTCTGGTGGAGTATATCCTTCTACTCCTGGGTCAACTCCATCTTTATGTAGAGCTTTAATTTCCCTAATATTCTCACCTTTAAATACTCCAATTTCAAGATAATTTATTAAATTATATTTTTCTATAAGATAGTTAATTATATGAAATCTTTTTACTTCACTATTTAAATTTCTTTGAACCTCAGGTTCTTGTAAATTATTTACATAATTCATAAATTATCGTATAACTGGTTTTGTTTTTCTTGTTTTTCTATTGTTTTTGGGTGATACAAAGCAAAATACTCTACATCAGGCATTGCTGTATAATGTTTAAATCCATCTAAACGCTCATGTACTTTGTTTACCCATTTAATTTCCGGTTTATTTTTCCAAATACGCCATTGAAAATCAGGCCAGTTAACCCATTTTTCATCGTTTACTCTCCAACCCCATTTTTGAATATGTTCGGGAGTTAAACCTTCAACTGTGTTTACTCTAGGAACTAGATATACTTCAACTTCAGGGTTTTCAGCTAACACTTCAGGTAAAACCATTATCAAATTTTCATTTGGGATCTCATCAGCATCAATTTGGAAAATATAATCCCCATTGCACAGACTGGATAGTTTATTTTTCCAGTCTGCAAAATGTCGATTGAATTTTCCTTTATGCCATGCAAACTCCCCGTTTATGGAGTGGGTTCGAAGGAAAGATTCGATTTCAGGGTCACCATTTGCTTCATCATATAATATTACAATATTGTCTTGGATACGTTTGTGTTGAAGCAAAAATGACACTAAACGTTGAATTTCTATAAATTCATTACAAACTGTAATTGCATAACTTATTTTCATATATCTTATTCAGGTAATATTCCAATATAAGAAAGAGCTTCTATATAATCACGTTCTCCAAACCTTTTCATGTTTTTCATATCCATCTTATATTTCATAAACTCTCCTGGTTTGCCTGGTATTGGGTGGTTTTTCCTTTCCTCTTCAGGTATTTCGATAGCTTGAACAGCTGCCCAGTGCCAATCTTGAACTCCTGTTCCATTTGCAAATACCATACCTTTTGTTTGTTCATTGATAGTATTTGGTAACCAAATTAAATTTGTTTTAGGATCAGTCCAAGCTAAATCTTTATACAATTCAGGTAAAGTTTCCATTTGGTGTTGATAAAATTCATGATCTTCGGTCATAAATGAATTTGTCCAAAAACCACAAGATAAACTCATGTAGTTATAAATCTCAGGGGCCATCTGTACTTTATAGCACAGATCGCCTCCTGATTTAGGGCAGTTAATTATTTCTTCGTGTTGCATTATGCTTCTACTTTTTTAAGTTTTGGTAATTCGATTTTCTTTAATTTTGGAAGTTGCAATTGAACTTGCTTTGGAAACTCAGGTATTTTTGCTGTAAATACATTATTAAGTTTTTCTTTCATATTGTTAAATGAAAATTTACTTCGTGATTGGAAACCTTGACGTTTTGCCTTTTCAGCATATGGTTTATAGTTTTCAAATACATCTTTCAAATAATGTCCTACATGACCATGATCTACAGAAAACCATTGTGCTTCTTGCATTAACATTCCATTTGCAGCACTTGGATGGACATTTGTCATTGTACCAGGTAAAAGCGTTACAAATTCTGGGTTTAGGTAATCTGTATGTCCACTCCAATTTGTTGTAATAATTGGTTTATTAACTAAAGAAAATTCAAGTAATGGTCGACCAAATCCTTCACCTTTAGTTAAGTTAATCATTGCTTTAACTTTAGATTGGTTATAGATTTCGTTCATTTCAGCATCTGAAAACTCGCCATGAAGTAAATAAATATTTGGTAGACTATTTGCTTTAACAGTAGATTTGATGGCTTGGATTCGTTTTAAGATTTCATCTCTATCCATATATGAAGAACCTACTTGGGATGTTTTTAAAATTAAAGCTGGCTTTTTAGTTTTGTTTTTAAATGTTTCATAAAATGCTTTAACTAACAATCCTACATTTTTTCTATCCTCACCCATTTGACCTTGCATCCAATGTCCTACAAATAAAAAGCAAAAATCCTCTACTATATCATCTGCTAACTTCATTTTAGTTGGAAACGCTAATGGAGTATACATTTCAGTATTTGCACCTTCAAATATTACTTCACCATCACCTTTCCATTCAACATATCCTACTGTTTGGTTTGTGTTTTGGTCTCGTTTTTCAAATTTACTTTCTCTTAACACTTTAATAGTATGTTCAGAAGAACCTAAAATCAAATTCATTTTATTACAACCTTCAACCCATTCAGCAGGTGCAATTGTTGTTTCAATTCCTGCTGTACATCCAATATTGTATTTTCCTATTGGTTGAAACTCGTTCGGAACTGTAATTTGCATCCAAATTTCAGGTTGAGCAGGTAATTGAGGGCTTTTTAACATATGTTGGTTTAAAAATTCCCATTCTGGGTTATTTTCAATGAATCCAAATGGGGTGTTTCCCCAACGTTGTCCTAAGATTTTAACGTCATATTTTTCCATTTCAATGATCGCTTTAACGATATCGCGAGAACGTGCTCCATAACCGGAATATGTGTCAATGGGGCATGATATTACAAATACTGGTTTGCTCATAACTTTTTAGTATAATAATTCGTGTTTAATTGTATCTTCTTTTACTTTATTACAGTTGATTAACTCATATTTTTCGCGTGGAGTCCACGTTGAAAATAATTGATCTATCGCATTAATTGCTCGAACACCCATTGCTTCTCCAGTTAAACCTGCAGTTTCAACAGCCCATGTTCTACCTTCTTTACCTAATGCTTTACGCTCTTCTCTTTTCATGTTATACAAAGTAACTAAATGTTCAGTTGCATCTTCAGGTCTACATCTATCATCCCAAATATAAGGAGTTGTAGGTGAACCTTGAATTGAACGATTTGTTGGATAAACTGGGAATGCCCATTTACCATGCTTTTTATAACGTCCTGTATGGTTTGAAGGTATTTGAGGGGATGGTGTGTACCATTCTCCATTTTCATCTTCAAATCCCATTTGATCTTGCATTCCACCTGTTACGTTTGCTATAATTGGAGTTCCTGCCAATATTGCTTCTGTTAATGATAGACCCCAACCTTCATTTGATGTTAATAAAATTTGAGCATCTGCCATATTATACAACATGTTCAATTGGTTTGGATCTAATCTATTTGTTGAAAAATAAATTGCATTTGGATAATCGCTAAATAAAATTCTTCTTACCGCCTCTAAATCCGTTCCATGTTCACTTACTACTTCGGTGTGAAGTATCATAGCACATTTTTCTGCTTGTTCTTTTGGTAAACGATCTAAAAAATACCTAAATGCAAGCATTGTGTCCGGAATTTGTTTACGTCGAATGTTTCTTGAATTAAAAAACACTACAAAATCCTTTTGTTCATTTCCAAAAACACTCTTTTTAAACTCAATAATCTCTTGATTACTATCATCTATTGGTTTAAATATGTTTTCATTTAATCCATGCGGAACATATTCTATGATTTTATTTTTACGTTTATCATCTAAAACAAGTTCATTAATCAATTTTGTTTGCTTTGAAATTGCCAATAATGCATCACATGATTCGTAAAATGCTTTGTTGTACAATGGTGTTGGAAAATCATCCCAGATGTTTAAATAAATGATTGGGCAATGTTTTCTAATCTCGTTTTCAATAGCAAATAACCAATCAAAATATCTTGGATCCGTAATCAACATAATTGCATCCGGTTTTTCCAATTTTAACATTTGACGAATCAAATCCGCGTTTCCATATCCATTTACGGGATAAAGAAAAACAGATGCATCCTCTATACCTGCATTTTTGCTTGTATCTGCTGAAATATCAAAGCGTTTTCCTTGTTCGGGATGATTGATTGCTCCCGCTATGTTTACCCAATTGAAGTGATGGCAAGTATGAATTACTAGTTCACGTGCTACTGTTGCTACACCCGAATGTACTCTAATATCATCACAAATTAATAGAATTTTTTTCCTCTCGTTTTGAGGCAAATGTTTGAATTTTTCTTTCATATAACTTTTTAGATTTTATTTAATATAACTAATTATTCTTCGGTCTCCAAGCTTAAGTCATTGTGATTGTGAAGTTGTTTTCTAAAATCTTCGTTTGTTAAATATAGGTGGATTGCTCTTTCACTTAATTTTTGAAACGAAAATTTACGCTTGATACACTCGATTTTAAATTTGTCAAACAGATCATTGTCTATTTTGACACTCGTTAATACTTGTTTTTTTTCACTCATATGTTTTTGGTTTTATATTGTCGTATATACATATGTAGGGATGTCAATAGGTCGCAGAGCATAAGTGAGTTTTATGAAATATACACCATTTACAATTATTGTTTGATTTTGGTTTATGCTCTGTTTTTTTATAACCGTTTAAATCAAATGCATCTTTTAAAAAATCGTTTAATGCTTGTGTTGCTTTGTTTAATTTTACTTTTCCTGATGGGGGTTTGAATTTTTGGATTCTTCTAATCACAAAATCATCACTTTCAAATAGTTTACGTTTTACAATAAAGAATTCTACATCAATGTTTTCTATTGGAAAA